CGCCTCCGAAGATCGATGCAACTGAGCCCGCGATTGAAAAAGATCCGACTCAGATGACCGACAAGGAGTTCGCGAAGTGGCGGAAACAGTTCATCAATAAGCGATAGGAACTTTCCACCATGGCCAATGCATTTGCTGTCACCGACCTGGTGGCACGGGAAGCGCTGCGCGTCGCGCACGAGTCCTGTGCCTTCATCGGCACGACCGATCTCCAATACGACGACTACTACAAGCAGAACGGGCAGGGTAAGCACGGCGCTACCTTGCGAGTGAAGAAGCCCAACGCGTACACGCGACGTCAGGGCTCGCGCATCATGTCCGTGCAGGATCAGGACGAGCGCACGCAGACGATCACCGTTGCCACGCAGGACGGTGTCGACATGCGGTTCAACTCGGCGGAGCTGATTCAGAGCGTCAGCAACGGCGCTGCGTTCAATGATCTGTCGAAAAACTACATTCAGCCGGCCGTGAAGTCGCTGGTGTCGAGCATCGAAAGCGACTACATCGCCTTCTGCACTAAGGCGACATACAACACTGTCGGTACCGCGGGCACGCCGCCGACCGATCTACTGCCATTCGGCAACGCGCGAGCGAAGTTGAATCAGAGTCTGGCTCCCAAGGATGGTAATCGGTTCATCCAGTACGACTCGGTCAACATGAGCGCGATCGTGAACGGCTTGAAAGGCCTGTTTCAAGATTCGACTCAGATCAAGGAGCAGTATCGAGAGGGAATGCTGGGTCGAACCGCAATGGCGGATTGGTACGAGAACGACCGCATGTGGACGCTCACGAACGGCTCCGACGTGACGGGCACCACGGATGCGGCTGCGCTTGTCACCGATGGCGCTCTGAGTGCCAGCAACGGCACGACGATCGACATTCATACGACGGTGGCCGTCACCGCTCAGGTAGTCGGCCAGGTGTTCACGATTGCCGGTGTATATGCCTGCCACCCGGAGACGAAGGCTGTGCTGCCTGGTGCTCCATTGCAGCAGTTCACCATCACCGCGATTGGCGCGAGTACCACCACCATCAGCCCGCAAATCTTCCTGACCGGCGCACGTCAGAACGTTTGCAGCTCGGCCGGCGCTCAGCTGGCAGCGTCGGACTTCAACTCGAAGACCCTGACGTTCGTCGGTAACGCGTCGACCTCTTACGTCCAAAACCTGATGTATCACAAGGAAGCGTATCAATTCATCACTGCGGACCTGCCGCTTATGGATGACGCTCAGAAGTGTGTGCGTCGGGAGCAGGACGGACTGTCAATCCGCGTGTGGATGGGCTCGGACATTCGCAACGACGAATTGCTGCTTCGCTTGGACATTCTCTATGGCTTCGCTGCGCTCCGTCCGGAGTGGGGCTGCCGGATCACCATGTAATAGGAGATACAGAACATGGCACTTCAAGATTACGAACAGGTCTCCTACCGTAGTTCCGGTTTGTCGCAACACACCGGCTATGCGCAGGAGGTAATTCAAGGCGTGGGGGCGACGCGCACGCTTCTCCCTCGTGAATCGGGCGCTCTATGCCTGAACGATCGTGCGGCAGGCATCGTGTGGACGCTGCCGCCTCCGGTCGTCGGCATGTCGTTCGAGTTTGGGACGACCGTTCAACGCACGTCGAACTCGTACAAGATCATCACCAACGCTGCGACGGTGTTCCTGGTTGGCGCAGTGATGGCGGGCGACGCCACCATTGCGACGTCGGGTGACATCTTCACTGCGGACGGTACGACGATCGTTGCGCTTACGCTCGACGGCGATACGAAGGGCGGGTTCGTCGGCGAGAAGCTGACGTTTCGCGCCATCAGTGCGACTCAGTGGCTGGTTCAGGGGCTGGTCATCGGCACCGGCACGATGGTCACTGGTTTCGCAACGTCGTAACAGAAAGGGGCGGGGGTGTAACGGCCCCCGCCATCTCTCATGACCAATCGTGAGTTGATTACCTCTGTATTGCGCATGCTGAGCGTGCTGGACTCAAATGAGACGGCATCCAGCGAAGATGCCATCTTAGGCTTGGCTGAACTCAACGCCACGATGTCCTATCTGGCATCGAAGACCATCGATCTTGGATACCCGCCGCAAGACGACGTCTCTGATGATTTCCCGCTGAGCGACTCGGAAGCGGAGCAGATCAAGCCGATCTTTGCCATGCGCTTATCGATCTACTATCCCAGCAGGCAACCGCCTCAGTGGCTTCCGGTGCTTGCATCAAGCAATGAGAGTCAGCTGTTGCTGAATACTGTGCTTTCAAATATTGAAGAAGCAAGCTTGAGCAATTTGCCTCGCGGTAATGGGCAGTGCTGGCGCGGCGATATCATCAACGGCGACTAAGCCTTGGAACTCCCGTTTCACTCTTATCGGCTGCGCTCTAAGAAGGCGGCCCAGACCCGGCTGCTCAATTGTTACGCGCAGATGTCCCCTCCTGAGGGGCGGAGCCCCATTACGATTCAAGGGATCGCTGGGACGGTCCCGTTCGCAACTCATATCGCCGGGCCGCAGCGGGCAGCGACACAGCTAGGCGGGCAACTGCACGCGGTCAGCGGTAACGACTTCATCCGCGTGTCGGCGAGCGGCGCAATTACCCGAATCGGCACTGTCAGCGGTAGCGGTCGTGTCGATATCGCGCGCAACAACAGTCAGATCGCAATCCTCATCGAGCCCGATCTATGGGTTTACGACGGGATCACGCTGTCCCAGGTGACCGATGTTGACTTCATCGCGCGCGGGGCTAAGCGCATGGCGGTGATGGATAACTATGGCGCCTTCGTGGAACCCAATTCCGGTCGGTGGTTCATTTGTGACCTTGCAGACTTTACGGTCTACGATTCGCTTGATTTCGCGACGGCGGAGGGCAATCCCGACGAGCTGGTCAGTATTGAGTCGAACAATCGACAGTTCATCCTGTTTGGTGAGGAATCCACCGAGATCTGGGATAACACTGGGGCTCAGGGATTCCCGTTCGAACGCAATCCCAACGGCTATGTCGAGTGTGGCTGTGGTGCGCCGAACTCGACATGCACTGCGGACAACACCGTTTACTGGATCGATCGAGATCGTTTAGCCCGCAAGCTGGAAGGAAACGTCGCCCGCCGTATAAGCCATGAGGGCGTCGAGCAGCGATGGCAGGATTATTCCACCATTGCGGATGCTTACGCATTCTCCTATGCGTTTGATGGCCACACATTTGTTGTGTTCACGTTCCCGACCGCCGGTGCAACCTGGGTCCACGACATCAATACGCAGGAATGGCACGAGCGCCAAAGCTATGGCTTCGATCATTGGCGCGCCGCCTGGGTGCTGAAGATCTACGACAAGACGCTGGTCGGAGATACGCAAACTGGTGCAATTGCCTCGCTGAACGCTACGACGTACACCGAGTGGGGCCAGACGCTGCTGCGTGAGGGCACGTCAGGAGCAATCACGGATAGCGGACGCTGGATTTTTCATGATCGTCTTGAGCTCGACCTTGATGTAGGCAACGTGCCGCTAACGGGGCAGGGATCAGCCCCGGAGATCATGCTGGACATCTCCGATGATGGCGGCGTCACATTCCGCTCCAAATCGAATCGCAGCTTAGGCGCCACGGGCAATTACACGAAGCGTGTGCACTGGGACCGCTGCGGTCGTTCTCGTGAGCGCGTGTATCGATTCAGGGTGACCGATCCCGTGCCTTTTGTCGTCTCAGCTTCCAGACTGGACGTGCGCTAATGCCGATTGGGCCATTCAAGAGCTTGCCCCGCGATGTCGTCGAGTGGGCGCGCTTCTTCCGATCGACGGACGTTACGCCGACGAACGATTCGGTTGGTGAATCCCAGCTGCAGGATGGTCAGGTCACATTCCGGAAGATCCAAGACATCACCCCCAGTCGGCTGCTTGGCCGAGCCAATTCGCCGGCGGGCGAGGTGCAGGAGATCACCGTTGGCGGTGGCGTCCAGTTCTCCGGAAGCGGCATCCAGCGGGCAGCGCTTGACGGCGATGTCACAGCCGATGCGGGGTCAAACACGACGGAGATCGCAGAGGACTCGGTCACTTTAGCAAAGCTCCAAAACATCGACACGGATCGGCTCATCGGCAGACAAACGGCCGACATAGGCGATCCAGAATTGATTGTCTGTACTGCCGCAGGCCGGGCATTGCTCGACGATGCGAATGCTTCGGCTCAGCGAACCACGCTGGGCCTCGGGACCGCAGCGACTCAAAACACCGGTACAACTGGGGCCGTCGTGCCGCTGCTCAACGGCACCAACATTCATGCGTCGGGGCAGTTCATAGCCTTTGGCGTGGGCACGACCGCGACTCGGCAGGCCGCCAATGCGGACACATCCGGCGCGACTCTTGGACAGTTGGAGACCGAGGTCAATGAATTGAAGGCGGTGTTGCGCACGTTTGGATTAATTTCCCCATGATCACGATCATCGATCACTTCACTCCGCTGATTGATGAGGTCCGAGCGAGCGCGCTTGCGAGTGGCTTCGGTACCTGGCGCCCCAATAAGGGCGAGGTGGGATCCTCTGTTTACGAGGGCATGAATTTCTGGGGCAAGCATTCAATTCTTCTGCATGCTCTGACGCACGCGATGGGGCGTCCTGTATTTCCGAATAACATGTTCTTCCGCGTGACAAATGAAGACACGGAAGCCGCATATGTCCATAGCGATCGAGAGTCAGGTGACTTCACCTGTATCGTTTACCTCTCGGATCACAGAGAGTGCAGCGGAACAGGCTTCTATCGTCATCGCGAGACCGGCATGACTCATATGCAGTCATTCGAAGCGATGTCACAAGACCCTGTTTCGTTTGAGAAGTTGAAGCGGGAAATGGTCAACGGCTCGGATGAGCATTGGGAGAAACTTGACTTTGTCCGTGGAATCTATAACCGCGCCATGATCTTCGATGCACCGAGGTTTCACGCTCGTTATCCAAAGCATGGATTTGCTTCGACGATTGAAGATGGCCGGATGGTTTGGGTGTGTCATTTCGTGACCGAGCTAAGGGGCCTTACACATGGCTGAGATTTGGGGCGCAGTAGCGATCGCCGGTGCTGCCGTGGTTGGTGCTGGTGTTCAAGCAAACTCGGCGCGACAGGCTGGCAACGCGGCCGCTCGCGGCGCTAATGCCGCCACTGCTGAAGAGGCGCGACAGTACAATCAAACACGTGCCGATCTTGCTCCTTATCGTGTTACCGGCACGGGGGCGCTGAATCAGATCGGTAGATTGTTTGGTTTGCCGACGACGACGACCGACGAATGGTCCTCACAACAGCCGCAGCTCGTTGGTGATACGGAACTGCCGGCGGGCACGACAACCAAATCAGTGGGCAAGGGTTGGTATGAAGTTTGGTACGGTGGCCAGCGCATTGGAACACTGCGACCGGGTGGCGCGAACGGGCAGTTCATCAATGACACCGGCGCTGACATCCCGGGGTTGCTGCGACAAAACCAGCAGCAGGCGCAGGCATCCCAGGGTGGCGGTACACCGGACATGTCCGCCTTCTTTCAGAGCCCAGGATATCAGTTCCGTCGTGACGAAGGGACACGGGGGCTTGAGCGTTCCGCCGCTGCGCGTGGTGGCGCGTTCTCCGGAAATGCGCTACGAGCCCTCGCCGAGTTCAACAGTGGCCTGGCGTCGAACGAGTTCGGAAACTACTTCAACCAACTCGCGAGCATTGCTGGCATTGGCCAGACGGCGACGAATCAAACGGCAGCCTACGGTGCGCAGACTGCAGCGAACGCGGGACAGAACGCACTGGCGGCAGGCAATGCCCGAGCGTCCGGCATCATCGGTCAGGGCAATGCGATCGGGCAGGGAATTAGCGATCTTGCAGGTGCCTACGGTTACTACTCCATGAATCGCAACCGAGCGGGGAATGCCATGGCCGGCGGCGGAATGGATCCGTATGGCTACTACGCAGGCGGTGGTGTGAGGTACGGCTGATGGCACGCCAAGAACTTTCCAGCCCGTTTCAATCATTCCTGATGGGACGACAGGCGCGACAACAAGAGGATTATGCGAGAACGCGCAATGCGCTTGCGGATATGGAGCTTGCCGATGCTCCGGCCCAGATGCAGCGAAGAAATGCGCTCGCTGATGCGCAGTTGCAGGGAGCCCAGGTCGGAGTGCAAAGCGCCCAGCAACAGCTCAGCGCAGATCAGGCCAAGTTCGCCTATGCCAAGCTCAAACAAGCGGCGGAGTCTGGAAATCCGAAGGCGTTCATCACACAGCAGATCCCGGATCTTGCAGCCAAGTTGCAGCAGCAGGGCATCGATCTGAACTCGATGGACGATCAGTCCGTAGCGCAGCTGACAGAGAACCTTGCACGCAAGTATGCAGGTGAGGCGGGCATTGCCCCGGCAGTGAAGCTCGAAACGCTTCAGACGAACGGCGGAGGCGTTTTACAGCGCGATCCGACGACAGGCGCGCTAAAACAAGTTGTCGCGCCACAGAAACCGGACCACTTTGCCGAAACGCAAGTTGCGGCGGACCGCCGTGCAGCCGAAGCGCGAGCGCATGCAGAGAGGATGGCCCAGGAGCAGCGTCAATTCGCAGCCGAGCAGAATGATTTGAATCGCACCTCTAAGGCCGATCTCAAATCAGAAACAGAGCGCGTCAAGGAACGTGTACTGGCCAAGCAGAATCAGCGCGCATATGACGTTTACAGCACTGGCATCGGCGGTCTCGTCCAGGGTCTTAAAAATACAAGCACCGGTCCACTAGCCGGGAGGCTGCCAGCCATTACGGCAAATCAGCAGATCGCCGACGGTGCAGTGGCGGCCATGGCGCCAGTACTGAAGCAACTCTTCCGAACTGCTGGAGAAGGCACATTTACAGACAGCGATCAAGCGCTGCTGATGCAGATGTTGCCAACGAGAAAGGACGAACCAGAGGCGCGGGCTGCTAAGGTCAAGAATATCGATGCGATCGTGCGAGCGAAGTTGGGAATGCCGTCACAAGATGCGGGTGGCGTGTCACAGCAGCCAGTTCAGAAGGGTGAGGTACGCGTCAACTCACCGCAAGAGGCGCTGGCGCTTCCTCCTGGGACTGTCTTCATCACTCCTGACGGTCGACGCAAGGTGCGCTGATGCCTGACGCATGGGATCAGTTCAAGGATGCACCAACTCAATCGAGCGTCGCTGCTCAACCTATGGAGCGCCTATATTCGCAATACCCGCGATTGAGGCAATATGGAATTCAGACTAAGGATTCCAGTCGAGGCGGCGTTGATTGGC